CACCAAAATCATGAGTGAGTCACTAGGTTATGATGTAAACGGAAAATTTTTGATAATGAGTACGTGGGATGATTGTGGGCATTTGAGTGAAGAAGAAAAAACTCAGATGTTCAACGCCCTACCCCCACACCAACGTGACGCACGAAGCAAAGGGATACCTTCACTGGGCTCTGGTGCGATATACCCGGTCCCAGAATCCGAAATTACCGTAGAGCCCTTCCCTATTCCCGACTACTACCACAAAGCCATTGGCATGGATGTTGGATGGAATTGTACCGCAGCTGTTTTTGGCGCACTTGATCCTGAGACTAACGTGATGTACATATACGATACGTATAAAAAAGGGCAAGCGGAGCCTTCGGTGCACGCACATGCTATAAAAGCTCGTGGAGATTGGATTCCTGTGGCGATTGACCCTGCAGCGAGGGGGCGCGGGCAACGGGATGGGGAATCACTGTGGCAGCTATATTTTGATTTTGGGCTGGATCTATGCAAAGCCAATAATGCAGTAGAAGCTGGTTTGTACGAAGTGTTTCAAGCACTACAAAGTGGTATGCTAAAGATATTCTCTACGTGCACGCCGTTACTAGAAGAATATAGGATTTATAGGCGAGACGAGAAAGGTAAAATTGTAAAAGAGAACGACCATTGCTGTGACTGCCTACGTTACCTGTATAATACACGCCAAATTGCAATGTCGAAACCTAAAAACGCCGAAGATTTTGATGATTTTAATAATACTGGGGATGAGATAACAGGATATTAATATGAAAAAACCAGACATAAATGAGCTTATCTCATGGACCCAACTAGATAATATTGCGCCTGAGTTGGACGACGAGACTTTGGCGAAATTAGGAAGCCGCGTTATCGAAGAATACGCCATTGACTACCAGAGCATGTCCGACTGGCGAGATCAGTATGAGAAAGGGATGGAGGTTGCGAAGCAGGTAATTAAACGCAAAACCACACCATGGCCTGGGGCGAGTAATGTTTATTACCCGCTTGTGGCGACTGCGGCGTTGCAATTTAACGCCAGAGCGTATCCAGAGATTGTGCGCGATCACACTGTGGTGAAGACGCGTGTTGCGGGGAAAAAATCGCAAGAAAAGGTAGAGAAAGCTGAGCGTGTGAGCCAGCACATGTCGTATCAATTACTGCATGAGGATAGCCAGTGGGAAGAGTCGCTGGATAAATTACTTATTGTGTTGAGTGTGTGTGGTACTGCGTTTAAGAAGCATTATTACGACCCGCTTAAAGGGAAAAATTGCTCGGTGCTAAGACCCCCTACGTGCATTACAGTGCACGCGGATGTTGAGTCCTTGGAGAGAGCGCGGCGCGTTACTGACGAGTTGGTGTTGTTTAAAAACGAGATACATGAACGCGTGGCCTCGGGGATGTTCTTGGATCAGGAGTATGGGTCGAGTAACGAGGTAGTGGATGACGACCCTGGTGAGTTGTTCTTGGAGCAACACCGCTGGGCAGACCTTGATGGTGACGGGTATGAAGAGCCCTACATTGTGACGGTGCACAAGGACACAGGGCGCGTCGCTCGCGTCGTTGCGCGGTTTGAGGCTGCCGATATTCGCATGACTGACGACATGCAGATTATTAAGATAGATGCGTTTAGTCACTACACGGATTATCACTTTATTCACTCGTTTGACGGGAAATTTTGGTCTTACGGGTATATTTATTTGTTGTTACATACCAACAAGACGATCAATAGTTTGCTTAACCAGTTGCTTGATGCTGGTAGCTTGGCGAATAGTCCCGGCGGTGTTTTTGGTAAGGGTGCTAGGTTGCCGGGAGGAAGGTTACAGGTGCGGCCTGGGAAATGGACGCAAGCCAACGCCAGCGGCGTGGACATAAAGAACAACATTGTGCCGATGCCGGTGAAAGAGCCTTCGATGGTGCTTTTTAATTTATTGCAGTTTTTGATAAATGGCTCTGAGAAGTTGATTTCCATGAGTGAGGCGATGAGTGGGCAAGTGTCGGGGAGTAATACCACGGCTGCCGAAGCGCTCGCAGTGCTTGAGCAAGGCATGAAGGTTTTAAACGCTATATACAAGCGTATTTTTAGGCAGTTGAGGAAGGAGTTTAAAGCGCTGTTTGTGTTGAACAGTCGCTACTTGGATGAAGAAGTTTATTTTACGGTGTTGGATGATGACGCTGCGGTGTTGCGCAGCGATTACGACATGCAGAGCGTGGATGTGTTTCCTGTTGCTGACCCTGTGATAAGTTCACAGGTGGAGCGGATGACCAAGGCGAGAGCGGCGTTAGAGGCTGGTCCTGCCATTGGTGCGAACATGCGGGTGCTTGGAAGGATGTATTTAAAAGCGCTGCAGTTTAACCAAGAAGATATTGACGCGATCATTCCTGAGCAAGATCCTAACGCGCCCTCCCCTGAACAGCAGGCGATGATGGAGGAATTACAGCGTTACGAAGAACAACTTCAAGCTAAAGCCAAAGAGCTTGAGCAGAAGGATCGTGAGCTTGAGATTAAAGAGTTCGAAGCCGAAACAAAACGTGGGGAGACGATTACGAAGAGTATCCTCAACGTGGCGAAGGCTGAGGCAGAAGAAGCCGGTACGCAGATTGACGCGTACATGGCGCAGGCGCAAGCAGCGCAACAACGAGCGAGTAAGGAGGGGCAAGAGTGAGCCTAAGTAGAGTTGAGTTTGAAGAGTGGTGGGGTCACCCGGTGACGAGAGCCTACATGGCGACGTTGCGTGAAAACGTCGTTGCGACACAAGAAGAAGCTCTAGCGGTTGCGCATCACAGGTCTATTGACGAAGTGGCGCTTAACGCTGTGGCTTATGCCAATAGAGCGAACACGTTACTCGACGTGAGTGACATAAGCTTGGTTGCATCCATGATGGAGGTGCCCGATGAAGGTTAGTTATGAGCCCCTTGGTTACCGCGTACTGGTCGAATTTATACCTGTAGAAAAGTCTACAGGGATTATCATCAAAGCCAGTCAAACTGTGAAGGCGGAGCAAACCGCGCAAGTGCGTGCGAAGTTCTTAAAAGCTGGTCCTAATGCGTTTGATACTTACGAGGCAGAGCGTGTACCTCGCGAAGGCGACATTGTGTTGGTAGCGAAATACGGTGGGTTTGAAGTTCCTGGTGAAGGGAACGACCTTCTTCGCATATACAACGACGAAGATATCGCTGCTGTGGAGGTGCCGCAATGACTGACGAGACGAACACAACCGAAAGCCCGGAGGTTCCAGAAGTCGATACCGATACAACGGCGAGTGATGTACCGGAGGTAGATCCTCGTGAGACGGAGGCTCGGGAGCAAGGGTGGGTGCCGCAAGAAGAGTGGAGTGGTCCCCCTGAGAAGTGGCGTGACTTGGACTCGTTCCTTGAGGTGGGTGAGCGGATTAAGCGCTCGCATAAGGACTTACGTAATGAGCTCAAGGCGCAGGAGCGCAACAACAAAGAGCTCAAAGAGGCCATTGACCAACTCATTCAAGGGCAAGAGGCGATACGTAAAGCCGAACGTGAGAAAACGATCAAGGAGCTCAAGGCTGCGCGGCGTGAGGCCGTTGCCGATGGCGACGTTGTGAAAGTCGAGCAACTTGACGATGCCATTGAGAAGGAAAAAACGAAGGTGTCCGAAACACCTAAGAAGCCTCAGATGGACCCTGTGGTTCAGGATTGGATGCGCGAGAACACTTGGTATGGCCCTCAGAATCCTCAAGCGCAAGCGTTTGCCAACGCCTTGGATCAATCCAACGCGCAACAAGGCATCGACGTGCGAGAGTCTTTGAAGATTGTCGAAACTGAGGTGAAGAAACGGTTCCCTGAGTTGTTCGGACCTACACCAGCCCCTACCCCACGGCGTGCACCTGCTGTTGAAACCGCTGGTCGGTCAAGACCCTCTAAGGCAACATCGTTGAGTGACCTTCCTGAGGCTGTGCAGCAAATTGCCAAGGACTTTGACTCTAAGGGGATTATGCCTGTGAAAAGGTATATCGAATTGTATAACAAAGAGGTAGGCAAAAAATGAGCGATTTTGACGACTTAGATTTGACAGGGCTTGAGGATAGTGGTATACCTCAGGACAATAAGCTAGAAAAGAAACAACCCAAACAACGCTCCACGAAACGTAAAAGTTTGTCGGAGCCCCCTAGAAAGCAGCGTATTCCGCTACACAAGCGTAATACTATCAAGTCAGAAGGACGACCGGGGTTTGTTCGTCGTATTGTGAACAACACACCTGGACGTATCCAAGCATTTTTGGACGCTGGTTACACCGTTGTTAACGACGGTACTGAAGTAGGTGATCACGCAACAGGTCTGAGTTCAGGAGTAGGCTCAGCCTCAGTACGCCAAGTTGGTGGCGGTGTTGAGGGTGTGCTTATGGAGATCCCTGTAGAACTTTATAACGAAGATCAGGCTGAGAAGCAATCCCAAGTTGACCGTACAGAGCAAGCGATTCTCCCTGAAGAAGAGGATATGCAAGGCAAAATGTACGGCAGCGTCAGTATCGACAGAGGCAAAGGTTCAGGCCAGCAATCGGTAAATATTACGGTTGATAGGTAAAGAATTATGGCAAATACAGATTTACGCAACGGGGCAATCCCATGCAACGCGCATGGTGGCCATTACGTTGGTAGCGTAAATATGTACTACCTCCCTACTGCGGAGTCTAACGACATCGCTGTGGGGGATTTTGTGATCATGGGTGGTACAGGTGATGACGACGGGGTTCCTTCCGTTGCACGCGCTACTGCAGGCTCCACTGATATCGTAGGCGTCGTAGTTGGGTTTAAGCCTGACGCGGCTTATTTAGATGACACTCACCGCACAGCATCTACAGAGCGTTATTGCTTTGTTGCTGATGACCCTGATCAGTTGTTTATGATCCAAGAAGATGATGGTGGTACAGCACTGACTAAAGCGGAGATAGGTCAAAACTGCGATCTTTTGGTATCTGCAGGTGTGGATACAACAACCGGCCTATCTCAAATGGAGATTGACCGCAGTACAGTAGGAACGACTAACGGCCAATTACGTTTGCTTGGTTTAGAGCAAGCCCCTAACAATGAGTTTGGTGATTGGGCAAATTGGATTGTTCGAGTCAACGAACATGCATTTGGTAAGGTAGGGGGAGTTTAAGACATGGCGATTACTAGCGGCGATTTTGCGAAGGGTCTGTGGCCAGGTCTTAACGCAATTTTTAACGATACATACAGCGAGCACCCTCTTGAGTGCATGGAGATTTTCGACAAGGTTAACTCTAACAAAGCCTACGAAGAAAGACTTGGCTTCAGCGGTTTAGGTCTTGCGAAGGTGAAACCTGAAGGGTCTTCAGTGTCTTACGACACAATGCAGCAAGGCTTTGTTCAGCGCACAACTAACGTCGTTTACGCACTCGGGTATGTTATTACTCGTGAAGCGCGGGACGATAACCAGTACGCTGAGATCGGCTCTGCACGCTCTAAGGCGCTTGCTCGTTCAATGAAGCAAACGAAAGAGATTGTTGCTGCAAACATTCTCAATCGGGCGTTCAACAACCAATACACAGGTGCTGATGGTGTTGAGCTTTGCTCTGACCAGCATTTAACTAAGAATGGCCTTACGTACCAGAATGAGCTCACTACTGCTGCTGACCTCTCTGAAGCCACCTTAGAGCAAATGTGTATCGACATTGCTGACCTTGAAGATGAGCGTGGGTTGAAGATTGCAGTCATGCCACGTAAGCTCGTTATTCCACGTCAGTTGATGTTTGAAGCAGAGCGTATTTTGAAGTCTACGCTTCAGAACGATACTGCCAACAACGCGATTAACGTGTTGAAGTCCAAGAACATCCTTCGCGAAGGTTACACAGTCAATCACTTCTTGACTGACGCGAACAACTTCTGGATTTTGACGGATATTCGCGGTGATGATGGTTTGATCATGCAGACGCGCACAGGCTTGGAGTTCAGTAACGACACTGACTTCAACAGTGACAACATGCAGTTCAAGGCGTACGAGCGGTATGCGTTTGACTGGGTTGATCCACGTTGTATCTACGGTTCAGCACCAGCATAACCCTTTACGTGGCGGTGTTGTGAGGGTTTGCTACCTCCTTAACTCACTGCGCTGCCACGTTCTACTTAGAACGTAAAGAGGTTTCACATGAGTGTTTCACGATTCAAGAATGGCGTAACAACTTCCAACAAGACAGCCACCACAGGACAAATGGGTGTACTCGACCCTTCCATGTACCATGTGTGGTTCGACGATTTCGACAGGTTCTTAGCTACGGAGTGGAAGATATCGACTACTGAAGCGGGGGCAGGTTCTGCTACTGAAGCAGCGTCAAGCGCCGATGGTGGTGTGCTAGTTATCACTAACGATAGCGCCGACAATGACCATGATTTCCTTCAGCTAAGTGGTGATGGTGGTACGACTGCACACGAGACTTTTAAATTTGAAGCTGGCAAAAAACTGTTTTTTAAATCTCGATTTAAAGTGTCTGATGCTACCCAGTCTGATTTCGTAATGGGGCTGCAGATCGCTGATACGAACCCTATCGATGGCGTTACGGATGGGGTTTATTTCCAGAAAGATGACGGTGACGCCCTACTCGATGCGCACGTAGAAAAAAATAGCACAGCAACGTCGTCCACAGGTGTGCACACGGTCGTCGATGATACATATTTAGTGGCTGGGTTCTACTATGATGGAATCGATTCTGTGGATTTCTTCGTTGATGATAATCGGGTTGCTACTCTTGCCGTTACTAATTTACCTGATGACGAAGAGTTGACTATATCCTTCGGTATACAAAACGGTGCAGCGGCAGCGAAAGTAATGTCTGTGGACTACATCCTTGTAGCCAAGGAGCGGTAGATGAGTGCATCTACGAGTAGATCTTCGGGAGAGAAAACAGCGGATGGTGTCATAGTAGATAGGCGGTCGTTGTTGTGTGGTGTAGAGATTATTACGGACAATGCTAACGATGCGACGGTGATTCTTTACGATAACGCCTCAGCAGCCTCCGGGACGAAGTTGTACGAAGGTACGTGCTCTGGCGCTGCAGGCGCAGAAAAAAGCAAATTAGTGTGGTTCGACCGACCTGTGCAGTGTTTGAATGGTATCTACTTAGATATCTCAGGTACAGGCGCATCCGCTATTGTCTACACAGGGTAACGCATGAGTTCAGGTGACTACAATGTAATATGTGACCGCTCTGGCTTTAAGGTCAAGCGGTCCGAGTGCGTTCTTGAGTGGAACGGCCTCATGGTCTACGAGCCATTCTCAGAGAAGCGTCACCCTATGGACCACTATCAAGCGCCGAGGGAATCACGAAAATACTTACACACACGACCACCACAAGATATTGTTGAGGTCGATAATACTTTAGCTCCTGATTGGGATTCTTTATGAGATGGTTACTACTTTTGTTGTCTCCAATCACGGCCTTTGCTGAAACAGTAACAATCAGATGGCAAGACGTACTAGACGCTAATACCCTCGGGTATAGGGTCTATGAGTACAGAGACGACTCTAAGATCCTACGCTATGAGGGTATTGATACCCAATACATCCAAGTTATTGAAGAAAGCACGGTCTTTGGGGTCGCGTCCTTTAACGAGTATTCAGAATCACAAGTTATCCCGAGGGCGGTTATTTTAGAGAAACCGGAGCCTGCGCGGGTATCATGGACTATTACGGTTGAGTCAAACTGATGGCGACAAAATATTTAATTCCAGGCGCAACGTTTAACGGTGACGGTACAACGTCTAGCGCCGCTGCAAGTGATGGCGCGGCGGGTGCGTGGAATAGTTTGGCTGACATTGTTGGAGGAACGCCAACTTACGGAACGTTAACTTATGGTGATACGGTTTACGTTGCTACTTATGACAGCGGGGCGAATACATCAGAGTCAACATCCGGTAATATGACTTTTTCCAGTTCTTTTGGTGGTGGTCTTACACCTACCCGACTGATAATGGACGATGGGACTATTTTTGGAACTGGGGGCACGTTTACTTTAAGCACCGGAACATCAAGCCATCAAATCACCACTAATGGGTGGACTATAATAGGTAATGGCAGGTTTACATTATCAACAACTAGGGCATTTGATTTTAATATACTTAGTACCTACGGGTATATAAGCGGGCTGAAGATAGACTCTGCAAATTGTTTGACATCAATAAGCGGCCTTTCTAGTAGGGCGACTATTTTTGAGGATCTTACAATTGCCATAAAAGGGTTTGAAAATAAAGATTCAGTTTTTCTAACACCATCATTTGGCAGTACGTTTTTTATTAAAAATCTTCTGATTGACTTTACCGGCGCTACCATGACGAACTCTAATAGAAAACATCTATTTGATTGCGATAATAGTGAGGGTAACTATTTTTATGTTTCTGGTTGTAGAATAATAGGAAATGGGATAGATCCTATCCAATTATTTGATGTGAATGGTATAGCTACAGCATCCAGGAATGGTATAACTGCAATAATTGACGGATTGGAGCATAACAGTTCAATTGCAGAAGCAAACATAGCGCCAACATTAGTGGAGCATAACGATTGCATAAGGAAAATAGATATAAGAGTTATCGGTGGTGAAAGCCCATTCGATAACCTTTTTTCGTGGGCGCATGGTTATGTAATATGGCAGCAAGGGAAATCATACCCAACGTATAACGCAGAGCTTCCCGATGGCACAAAATGGTCGTATAAATTTTTTCCTCAATACGTTTTGGATGAGCGACCGCTAATATGCCCTCCACTCAGGAAAACATGGAACAGTACAGCGGCTACTGTAACTATAACTCTCGAAATGCTTTTTGATGACAGGCAGACGCCAGATGATTTTGATGTGTGGATCGAAATACAATACATAAACAACACCGGCAGTACAATGGAGTATGAGACAACGCGAGTCGCATATGACGCCACGCCATCAACATTAACTACATCAACGGCCTCATGGTCGCTCACATCTTATGGCCCAATATCTTTAAGTAAATATAAGATATCTAAAACCACCGCAAATTCAGTAAAACAATACACAGAAATAGTGGTCAGGCCGTATGTGGCGCTAAGGCCAGTTGATGCAAATAGCTTTGGATTCTATGACCCAGATGTGAGTCTAGCGTAATGGGCAAGGTAACCCCTTATATTGGGGAGGCTATAGGACAACCCGCAACCAGCAAGTCAAGGCCTGCACTAGGCGGGCTTGTCTCTAATAATAGAGCGCCAACAGATCCCGTATATATTACTGATATAAGCCTACGTGGGTTAGTTATAGGTTCAGGGTATTCCCTTTTAGATGACTCTAGTGTTCTTATTCAAGAGGGTGAATTTTTAACAGACCCCACAACGATATCAGATCACCCAGCTTATACAGAGTCTAGCGATATAATAACTGGGTATGGTATGTACTATGGGTATAAATATAAGACATCGACATTCATAGTCACAAGATTATCAACCCTTGTTTATATTGGGTTAGATACAAACTCAAATACTACTCTTTCTAGGGCGGCGGCATCAGCGTTAACTGGTATATCGGCAGACGCAGGAACTAAAAAAATAACAGTAACAAGCACTCATTCGTGGTCGAATATATACGATTACATGCAGTATTGGCAAAGTCTGCCAGCGCAAGCAGGGACTCTTAAAGACGGTGAAATATTATCGACAGTATTGGGAAATAACTACAACTTACTAAGCACATGGCAATTAGTTCTTGAAGCCGAGGTTACAGGCGGGGTCAACTTCGTAGGTGACGTAGTTATTAATGCCGTGTTTAATTTAACCGGGTTCAATGTAACTGGTACAGTTTTCTTTGATGCTCCTGGCACTTACTCATGGACCAATATGACGGTTGATGAGGTTGATACTATAGCGGGCGAAACTGTCACTATAAACCCGACAAACACAACGATTACCCTTAACAGTGATCCAGCAAACATAACGATAAACGCGCCGACTATCAGCTTAACGCTTAATAGCTCGGAATCTTCTTCAGATTTGAAAATTTTTCAAACTGGTACTCAGACAATAGAGGCTAGCGCGACAGGCACAACGGTAAATACAACTACGGCGGGGACGTATGATGTAACGGTGCAAAAGGCTGGTTTCCTACCACAAAGGCAGACGGGGGTAGTTCTTGGCGCTTCAAACGTTACCGTCGATATAACATTAGTAGCTGACCCCATCTATGCTTCTGGGCACGGGTTGTTGTTCGGTACAAATTATTCGTATAACGCATCCACGCGAGTAATGACGATAGTAGCCAATCAAGAGGGGCGTGATCTTTACTCTGCTTTGATAGATGACTTCATAAGTGAGACGACTTTAAGAAACTGCCCTTTCCCACTCGTAGCGGTAGGGCCAGACAGAATAGATTTCAAAGCGGTTGGATATTACAACACTGCTACTACTGTCGGTTCCACGATTGATGCAGGAGATATCCAGTTCTGGAAAGGCGCGGGCATGGAGTGGGAGCATGACACCACAGGGAATCCTACAAAGAAATTTTATTCTATAAAATCAGCTAATACCCTACAAGCCAGTTCTGTTGTCGGTTACACGCAAGTTAATGCGGGTACGCCAGTTGAGGTGACACTGGTAAGCAATCAGGTCAATCAAGTAATACAGTATTTTGAAGATACAGACGGAAACGGGACACCAGATTATAACTACACTGGGCATTTATTGTTTAAAGCATTTTTAACTGGGTACTATCAGGCAAGGTGGGATGTAATAAACGATTCCGGGGTTTCATCGCTAGAGCCATACGAGTACACAATTAACTTGCTTCAAGATGCAATGGCTGGCACCACGGGCGATCAGGCTATTACGATAACAACATTGACTGACCACACAGGGGCGCCGATCGACCCCGGATCAAGTGGTGATAGTTTTGATTATGAATTGGTAGACCCAGGCGCTAACTCAGCTGGAAATTTACTATCCCAATATAATTACGACATATACACAGCGGTAAATACATCTATAAGCGGAACTGTATACACGTCATACCAGGCTTTTGATTTGCCGGATTTAATGATCGAATCAGGGTCAAACTTCGAAACTGAGTATGGTTACTTCGAGGGGGATGGTGCAGTAACTGATCTCTCGGGTGTGTATGTTTCCCAATCTGGCGGAGATCACCCAGGGTTCACGCGATTCCAAGGGAATGATGGAACGTATTACACGCCAACAGTTTTCAGCGCAATATCAATTACAGGGATGCCTACAGCGGGCGCGAACATACGATTACAAATAACAAACGAAACAGCAAAGACCGCTTCAGCTTGGCAAGCAACAACGGCTTATGTGCTAGGTGACAAGGTATTAAGAACAACGGGTGTTGGTACTGAGAACACAGCAGGCCTTTACTTTGTTTGCACCACAGCAGGCACTACAGGGGGCACAGAGCCAACATGGGTGACTACGCCAGGAAGCACAACTAACGATGGTACAGTAGTTTGGACGACTTATAAGATACTTTACTATGACGCAGACCCAGCTTCAGCGAGCTATGCAGATACATACATAGATAACGAGGAGTTCGCCACAGGGGATACTTTCGGCATTAGGTTTGCCGAGATGAACGCGGGAACATCTTTCAAGACATTTGAGACAACCGGGGTTGTGAGTTCGACGGGGTTCACAGTAGTAGTCAATGAGACAGCAGATTCAGTCTATGCGACTAATGCGGTCGATGGCTCTAGTGCAGCAGTTACCGACAAGTTTACCGCAGACTATGTTAACGATGAGATTGACCTGGACGCTAACCAAGATTTCGCGGCAACTGAGGCATTCGCATATTACTGTTATGAATTGACCACCTCCCAAGGCATGTATCAATTTTGGGGAGCAGTCACGGCAATAGATGAGGCTAACTACAGAATCAATACATCGGTAGTAAGCATATACTTTGACGAGACAGCGGGGTTTGTTAAACAAACAGACTCGGCCAGGATCTTTAGAAGTGACGGAGTAAGGCCAGCACTAGACCCAACAACGGGCGGAAACGGGTTAGAGATAAACTGGCGCAATCCGGTATATGGGTACGATGCCGGGGGTGGTGGATTCACTGCGGGAGATAGGGCAACACTAGACGCAGCAGCAACACAAGCAAGTCTAAACACGGTAGACTCAAACGTTGACGCTATACTGGTAGATACAGGAACTACTCTCCCGGCTACCCTTACAACGATAGAGGGCAAAGTGGATACGGTCGACACTAGCGTAGATGCAATATTAATAGACACCGGAACTACGATCCCGGCTCAAATAACAAGCGCCACAAGTGGACTTAGTACCTTTGACCCTGCTACAGATACCCTGGAAGGCGCGGAGACATATAATGAAAGTTTGAGGATCATGAGAGCCGCTACCGCTGGCAAGTCAACCGTGACAGGAGATACAGTAACGTTTAGGGATGCAGCAGATACCAAAGACCGAATAACCTCAGAGACAGACTCCGACGGGCAAAGAACGAGTGTAACTACGGATGGCTCATAATGTATTTCAGGTCGCAGCATTGGGGGTCGCAGCATTGGGGGTCGCAGCATTGGGGTGCTTCAGTACAAGACTCAGGAGTGTTTTTCGGGTTAGGCGTCTCAAGCTTAATTCAAAATAGCGCGGCGTACCCTAGCGTAACGACAGTTTTAGCGAGTTATAGTAGCTCCGTAACGAGTACATTAGGGAGTTTGAGTGTGATTATCCATGATATTATCGCAGCAACGAGTACCTTAACATCGAGCAAAGCTTGCGCTAGTCTGGTGTCGAGTACCGATGCTACTATAAGTAACATTGCAACTACGGACGCAGTTGAATCTAGACTTACAAATATTACTGCGGTTACGAGTGAGATTAAAGACACTAAAGGTGCGTGATGGGCGATTTATATAAAGATGATAGCGGTAAGACATTACGAGTAAATGCGTCGTTCGATATGTCATCCTACACAGAGTTATCTTTGGTATTTACAAAACCTGACAATACAGTCGTGACGAAAACAACAACCGATGGTGTCGCAATAGGCGCAGGTGTTACAGACCCTGATTTAGGTGTTCTAGCTGCGAATCAATATGTGGAGTATAACTTAGAAGTAGGTCTATTGGATCAAGCAGGTAGGTGGTGTGTTAGGCTTATCTATGACAACACGAGCGCTTCGCCTGTCGATAAGTTTCACGGTGCGCCGGCTCACTTCACCGTTAAGGAGCTTTGCTAATGGCTACATCAGGAAGCTCTGATTTCACGATAACGCGCAACGACGTTATCAACGCTGCACTTAGAATATGTCGCGCCTACACCATTGGGGAGTCGGCACCTGAGGCGGAGCAAGTGGTCAATGCCTCCGAGGCGTTGAATTTACTCTTAAAGAATTTAGCAGTTAAGGGCGGCCTGCTGTGGACGATGACCGAGGGGGAGTTGTACCTCTCCAAGGGGCAAGCATCGTATCTCGTTGGCCCATCAACAACATCGGACTTGCAGATCGTAAGACCTACGCGAATACTCGACGCCCGAGTAACCGAAGGCGACACAGAGATTCCGATACACATTATAGGACGTAACGAGTATTTCGACTTAACCGCGAAGACGTCCCAGGGCCGCCCTACCCAACTTTACTATGACCGGCAGCTTACGGACGGGACACTCTACGTTTACCCTACGCCGAGCGACAGCGGCGAGACAATCAAATTTACTTATGAGCGGGTGATTGAGGATTTCGACGCTGCGGCAAATAACCCGGACTTTCCACCAGAGTGGTTTCGTGCGTTGAAGTGGATGTTGGCGGCAGAGATTGCGATTGAATACGGCATAGCCCCTGAACGCATTGCCTACATAGAGCAGAAGGCATCGATGCTTGAGCGTGAGTTGTTGGAGTTCGAGGTAGAACCTTACACGCAGATGGAGCCTTACCCAGAGGATTATGACTGGTGAGATTAAACCTACTTGGACCATCGTATGAAGATGCCGCAACGCAGTTCTCTGCGCAGCGCTCGATTAACTGTTATCTTCAACCTTCGGAGATCCCTGGCACGCGGTCTGAGGTGGTGGTGCGTGCGTGTTATGGTATTGCTGCGTTAGCGACACCGGATATCGCAGGCTCTGTGCGTGGCCTAAAGACGCACAAGGGGGATGGTAGGCTATACGCGGTCATAGGTAGTAGCTTTTGCTACATTGACTCTGCAGGCGCACACACGGTCTTAGGCACCCTCGACACCACCACAGGTCGAGTCATCTTCGCCGATGGTGGTCAGACGTCCACGGACAATCAACTACTCATTCTCGATGGTACATCCTCGTACGTGTGGGACCAGGCAACAACGACGTTCACGAAACTCTCTACAGCGGTACTTCCCTCGGCGATCACAGGCACTTACCTCGATGGTTACTACATCGTGAACCAAGCGGAGAACTCGGATACCTTTGAGATTTCAGCGCTTAATGATGCAACGTCGTGGGTTGCAGAGCAGACCCGCGAGGCGTCCGAAGCTGACCCTATTGTGAGGGTGATCGCTAATCATGGTGAGCTGTGGGTATTTGGCTCCTACACTGCGAAGATCTGGACTAACACAGGCAACATTGACTTCCCCTTTGAGAACCTTGAAGGCTCATTGATCGACAGGGGGCTGGCCTCCAAGTATGCCCTCGTTGCTGACGACAACACGTTGTTTTGGTTAGGGAACGACCGTATCGTCTACAGAGCTAATGGTTACACACCGCAGCGCGTATCCAACTTCCCTATTGAGCAGAAGTTGTTTGCGTGCAGTGAGACGTGCATAGCCAACGCGTGGATGAGTAGCCACACCGAAGATGGTGCCAAGATGATTACGTTAAAAGTTCCTGATGTAGATCGCTGTTGGCAATACAACATCGCAACGGGGCTGTGGCACGAGCGTCAAACGTTCAACACTACCAACTGGTCCTGGGACCACATAGAAACGGCGTATGGCAAGGTAGTGTTAGGG